GGATGTGAAAACAGGAATTTTTCTACAGGATGTTGGAAGTCAAATACTATTATAACTTTCTTCTCAAAGAATCCCATAAGATCCATACCAAAACAAGGAAGGTTATGTCCTGTCTTAGGATAGATTACATTGTTGTGGATGTTTAATTTATCATTCCAAATGTCTACGTGTCTAGACTTGATAAAGTATTGACCAGAGTATAGGTCTGCAGTTAGGTTAATACCTTTATCATTAACCCAGTTAGTATGCTGTTTCTCAAACTTTAAGTCTGGGAAAATGTCAAAGACTGCTTTCCTATACTCTGACCATAAATCAATCCCTTTGTCTCCAGTCATCACTTCTCTCCTGATGAAACCAGTCTACCACATCTTCTGGACATCCGAAACCCCTACGGTGATTCTCTGAATCGGGGTCGCCTATATTCAGAGAGTTAAGAAAAGACTCGTCAGGATTTTTATTCATCCTACGAGCCGTGTTAAGCATACCTCTCGCTGAGGTATTTGCTTTTGCTAATTTTTGTGCCCAAATTATATCTTCTATACTTACTTCTTGGTTTGCTGCAATAGATTTGCAGATGCCTTCCATGCGAAGACGATATTGGGTTGATAACATATATTAATGAGTAGTATTAATATAATTTATAATACTCAAGTACTATGTGTTTAAACCCAAGCAACTGGTACCAGTGTGATTAAGGTACATGCGATCAATCCGAAGATGACGCAGGCTGATGTTAGTGGTAGTTCTTTCATTAGTCCTCTTTAATACAGTATTCTGCTTGATATGGATTTTCCCATCCACCTAGGTCTTCACGTGCTTGCCTGATGGCATTGTATGCATCGTTTGCATACTCACAGATCTCATGAGAATGGTTTTGGTTGTCATGAAAACCAACCGTATAATGTGACATGATCGTAAATCAAATACCTAAGTATTTATTTTAGATACTTCTCGATCACTGCTATTTGGTCATGATACTTAGATATATGATCTAGTTCTATACAGATAGCACCGATTATATCAGAGTGTTCACCGATACCTGCAGGATTCTCCAAATAGACATTCACATTTGCTTTGTGCATTTCTATTTCGCCATGTGCATGTGCTAGTACCGCACGTAGCAACTGCTCTCTCATGTGTAGTGCCATTACTTATTTTTATGTATCTACTAGTATATATGGTTTATTCTCATTTGTCAAGTGCTATTGAGAATCAGTATCAAATACCACTACCATCGTCAAACATATCTATCCCTTCCAACTCGTCCATAAACATTTCTCTCTTGCTCCATGTCATACCACTTGTAGATCCTAGACATGGATTTATACAATGAGGATACTTCACATCATTGCAGACTAAACCTGCTAAATCATGTGGGCATGCCATCTTCCCTGTAGCCCAATACAACTGACCATCAAGCCAAGTTGCACCGCAACCTGAGCAAGTCCTAATCATGCTCCTCTATTCATAGCAGGGTTAGCAGAACATGAATACTCATGTCTCTTTATCCACTTCTCTGGATCTACATCCTTTCTAGCGGGTGGTTTCAGTCCACAATACTTACACTTATAAGTTAGTTTAGCCATAATGATAACTTGGTTTGTTGGTTTTCTTCTGAAGTTTTCCGCTTCTAACCTTTGTGCCAGAAGTTTCTCCATCACCAGTCTTACTCTTACCTGGCTTTGACTTACCAATATTTATAGACTTACCAGGTTTCTTACTTTGGGTATCATGTAACCTTGCAGGTTTGTTTTTATCCTTAGTGATTACTGATTCTTGTCCATGCTTACGTCCTAAACGACGTGTAAGTTTTCCGAACCTACGCTTAGACATTCCTTTACCAGGTGAGGTTTGGTAAGATACTTCTCTTCCCGTTCCTTCTTTCCCGTCGTCACTTTTATACTTGTACTCACCTACACCTTTCTTATATCCTATTCCTTTTTTCTTGAGGTCTTTCTCTAGCCCCTTCCTAGAGGCTTTGTTCTTTTTTTCGTCCGTACCTCTGTCAGCACTGATGTTACCTGTTACCTGACTCTTAGACTTACTCAGCATACGACTAGTAGGATTACCTTCTCTTAGGAAATCACCTAATGAAATGTTACCTGCCTTAACGCATTTTGGTACAGTCTTACCATCTTTCTTTTGGGTACCCATTCTCTTGTAACCAGTCCAACACTTACTTGCACCTACATTCTTGTTTGCAGTTGCCATACTTCCTTCTTCTACAAACTTAACAGGCATTGATACTGTACCTTTACCTGGCACATACTTTGTAGTTCTAGGGTTCTTAGGATCGTCACTCTTAAAGTCTTTATGAAGTTTGTTGTATGCCTTCTTGGTCATCTTCACTTCTTCATTACACTTCCACTTATCCAACGCTAATTTTTTACGAGTTGGTTTACCATCTTTCATCATAGGTCCTTTGACTCCACCCATGCGTGCACAGAATGATCTCTTTCTAGGACCACCTTTAGGTTGTGGTGCTTTTAGATCAGAACCAGGATTCTCTCTTTCATAAGACTTCCTGCCTTTCTCATTTAAACCACCTGTTTTGCTCTTACCTTCTTTACGTTGCCATGCTCCTTCCTGTACAGTCTCTTCCTTCTTAACACCACGCTTTTCTTTGTGTGCTTTATGTCTTGCATCCATTGCCACAAGTCTCTCAGCAGGATCAGCAGCATTACCACCTGTACCTGACGCTCTCATGTTTCTGACAGATGCTTTACCATAGTTAGAACGACCACGTTCTAGACTTAACCTTTGACCATCACTATCTTTCTGTCTTTCAGAAATAACTTCTTCCTTCTTAACACCACGTCTTGCTTCGTGATCTGCTCTTCTATCCTTTCTGATACCACCACCTAGTTCATGTGATCCATGTGGATTGCCATATCTCTTATCTCTAACTGTTGCTCTCTTATAGTCTGGGGTCTTCATATCGACCTTTGCTTCTACATTAAGAGTCTTTGGATAATCCTTGTCACCTTTCTGAGCCTTCTTCTCACCAGATCCTGCTTTGATTCTTGCTTTCTTCTGACGGATGTTATCCCATAGACCATCCTTACCTTCTTTTACTTCCTTCTCTTTTTTCTTTGCTTTTGCTTTCTTAAGGAATGCTGCCATAGCACCTTTTGCCTTACCGTCACCTTTATAGAGACCATAAGATGTACCTTCATGAGTAAACTTCATACCCTTAGTTGCTTTATCTCTAAGTGCTTGACGCTTCTTAGGATCCATATTCTTTTCATACTCTGCTGCTTTCTTAGCAAAATCAGTCTTATTACCCTTCTTGTCATACATTTTGTTTATGACTGCTCTGTCCTTCTTGTCAGGTCCTGTGTATGCTGCTTCTTCTACTGAACTGGGTGTAGTATCTTCCACATCATGCTCTATAACTTTGCCATTCTCATCTTTCTCATGATGCTCTGACATCTTATCAACTGCTTTAAACACACCAGCCTGTCTCTTCTTAGTCTTTTTGTAGTCACCGTCTATAGAACTTGTTGCCATTTGGGTGGATGCTTTCTTGACGTACCTTCCTAATGTTTTCTTATCAAGTTCAGAAAGATTTTCTTCACCCATAATAGCACCTTTACCGTACTTCTTACGAATGCCATCTTTGACTATGTTTAATGCTTTCATAGAATTTGCTGCTGATTTTTTCATACGATCTGATCTTTGCTTATCAGTTTCATATGGTGCTTTGTAATTAGACTTACCACCTTTCCAAGTTCCTTGCTCAAGTTTCTTGTCACGCATCCTGTCGTAACCTTCTTCACTGATTGCAGATTCTTTTTTCATGGGTAACCCTTTATGTTTAGTGGATGCAAAGTCTTTTGCATCGGATTTTTTTATGCTGGAAGCAACTCTGGCAACCTCAGGTGAGGCAGCTTTCGCTTGACCCTCTTTTTGAGCTTGTCGAACCATCCCGAAGAATCTTTGTTGTTTTTTGGAGACTGCGGGCATTCCAACCTAACCTCCAACTACTTGGATTTGTTCTACGACAACACCACCAGAACCTGATCCTGCAGTGAGTTTAACTGCTCTTGATACCTGAGGAATAGTTCCTGCAGTAGCATCAGCAGCAGACAATGCATAATCACCAGACGCAGCAGATGCATCTATATCTGTAGTGATAGTAGTAGCAGTTGCAGATGCAACCTTTTTACCTGCACTAGCAGCAGATTCGAATGCAGCAACGAAACCATCAGTGTCACCACCGTCTACAGTTTCGATATAATCGTTAGCACTAAATGTATGACGACCACCACCAGAGAATCCTGATATGGTTAAGACTGTTGGGTTAGCATCGGTAGCTGCAGCGATCTTTGCGTGCTTTGGTTTACCACAATAAACTAATATTGCTTCACCTGCAGCAAGTGTGATTGCTGGACCTGCGTCTATCTGGATACTTGATGCTGCTGCACAGTAACATCTAAGTACTCCTGTTTTGACCACAATATATCCACTGCCACTAGCAGAGATTGTTTGGGTATCTAATACATTTAAAACTGACATTGTTGCCTCTCTAGGTATTACCTATCTACAGTGTTATTTATCTTGTTTCTTCTTTAGAAACTTTGCAAGCTCACTAGTGCTACCAACGAACATGGTATTGTTAGTGACTTCTTGTGTTTTACTTGCTTTAGGATTTTCTATATCATTTACTTTTTTGTGCAGATCGGCTAATTTATCTGCTACATCACCAACGTGTTTGATAAGTTGTCCTGCGACTTCATATGCTCTGGGTTGGTCAGATTGGTTAGCAACATCCATGATACCACTAATTGCTTCTTGCCCTTTCTCAATAAGATTATAAAGTTGACCACGAGAATATTCATAGTCTTGTTTTAGATGTTGAGAAGTATCTGTCTTGGTAACAGGTTTTACTTCTTCTTTTGGGACGATAGATGTATCTACATCTAGAGCATCTTCGATCCCATCAAATTTATTCATCGGATCCTGTGGTTGGGTTTCTTGATTTTCCATCGGTAAACTCCGAATACAATTCATTAAAACCAAAGTTATCATCTGATTCTACAAGAACATTGTCTGCAGCATCGATCTTAAGTAATCCTGCACCACCTGTATGTGTAGCAATAGTACTCTGATTATATCCACGACTAACGTGTAATGTAGTACCTACTATACGAGTGATGTGCATAACCTCGGTATCGACTTGGAACTCGTCTCCAACTGCTAGATCTGCTACTGATGCAACCTCGAAGATTCCATCGTTAAGATCTATACTATTAGAGAGTGTAGTCACAGCAGCACCTGTTCGATCCTCAAGTGATCTAGGTGTAGCAGTATATCTGACTTCTCTTGGAGCAGTACGAGCACTGTCTGTTGAGTAGTCCACGATAGACTTCTTGATAACCTCTCCTGACTTGTCCAATACAGGACCGTAAAGATAGGTTTTTGCAATAAATTGCAAAGTGTAAATCAAAGTTCTACGAGTATCATAATCACCTTCATACTGATCATCATAAGCGACATCAGTTAGAGTGATAGGATAGTCTCTCTTCTCTCCCAGAGAAGGAACCAAGTTCATCGTAATGTTAAAACTTGGTTGGAAGAATGGTAAAATTTGCTCAAGGATCTGAAGTGAATCATCCTGATTCTTGGCAAGAATTGCTAACTCAAAGTTTACATTATATGGTATAGGCATAAAACCTTTGTTAGTAGTAGACCCAGTAGTGTGTCTTATGTACTGAGTTGGTGCAACCTTCCTTGTTGCATCATACTGAATACCTGTAATCTCAAATGATATACGAGGTAGAGTGATCTGTACCTGATTCTTAGTACTTAGATCTCCTAACTGTTGTAGTCTAGCAAGAAACTTTTGCTTAGGACCATATGCTAGGGGAACTTTCATCACCTCAGTTTTAGAACCAGATGTACGTCTAAGTTCTATGTTATTAAACAGTGTACCGAAACCGACAACTGTCTTCTTTATTATCTCATGATAACTGTATGTACCAAGCATTAGATGCTACTCCCTTTATTTCCAAATTCACCAAAGGGATTTCCTTGTGTGAAATCAACAATAGAATCTGCTTGAGTCTCAACTGTTGCATTGATATCAAACTCACTATTAACATTATTTATTGTATTATATGTAGCAGTTGTCCAAGCTGCCCCTGAAGTCTGCCCTGTGAGGGTCTCAGGCACCGTAAAGATGCCTGTACGATTGTATACCTGTATCTGTTGTGTTGCTGCATCAAAGGACTTAACTTCAGCAGATACATTAGATGTACCACCAGTGATAATCTCTCCCACTGAGAATGTACCTGTACCACCTGCAACTAGGTTTACTGCTATTGCATTTGCAAAGTTTGCTTCTATAGCATCTACTGCAGCAACACCAGTATCGATATCCTCGTCGCTGTACTGGAACAACTCACAGCGTAATCCCCAAACATATAAACTACCTAACTGATAGAAAGGTTGTTCATGCTCTACGAATTGTATTTCGAATGTTTTGTTTGCTAATGGTATATGAATTAGATCACCTTCGTTAGGTCTACCTTCTACAATTAACTGTGCGTTATCATCTACAGCAGCAGTAAATCTTCTTCGTGACATAACCAGAGTAACCTGATCAGATATTTGTACACCAAACTTACTAAAGATATCTCCATCACCACGAAATCCACCTGAGTCTTCGATATAAACTTCTACTTCGAATGCACCCTCAAACTTGGATAGTGTATCTTCACCAAATACTCCATCCTCTTTTACTAATGTTCTAGGAATGTAAAACACATTCTTTCCAAACATCTTAATCTGTTCGTCAACTAGATCTTGTGTTAGACCTTGTTCACCTGTAGTGCCTTGTGAAAAATACGTGTTAAGTGCCATATCATCCTATCATGTCTAGGGGTGGAGTTTCCCAAGTATTGCGTAACTGCTCATCGAGAATCTTTAACTCTTCTACTGCGTCATTGTATATCATTTCACCGTTAAGAGTTACACCGCCTGGCATCTGAACGTTCTGGAACTTAGTCATATTCTGTCCCCACTGCTTCTTAATTTTTGCAGAACAATAATCCTTTAACCACATCTGATTGTATATCTCTGTCCATGTAGTTGGATCTAATGCTCTCCATGCTTTGATAACAATATACTGATCTGCTAGGGAATCTTCTGTCCAGTCAAAATCTATATGTAATCTATTCTGTACCTGTGAATATCTTACTGGTTTCATACCTTCTAATAACCAGTCAATACTTTCTAAGTGTGACTGAATCATAAAGTAATGATAGAACTGTGTTGATGTAAAATCGTATAGATCATTTAGTCTGATCTGATAACGAATATCAAACATATTTCTAGTTCCTTTGTCAGTAAATGCAAAGAGACCTTCTACCGCTAGTAT